TCAACTTGACAAGTATAAATTTACATCTCCTGGTGGTTTAAGTTTTAAAAAGTCTGGTTATGATCCGTTTGGGAATATTACTACTGGATATTATCAAAATGTAAACAGAGCCGAGAGGTATGCAGATTTTGACTCTATGGAGTTTATGCCAGAAATTCATTCTGCTATGGATATCTATGCCGATGAGATGACTGTTTCTTCTCCCATTCAAAAACTTCTTACGATCAATTGTCCGAATGAAGAAATTAAAGAGGTTCTAAATCAACTCTTTTACAACGTTTTAAATATTGAATTTAATCTTTTTGGTTGGTGTCGATCAATGTGTAAGTATGGAGATTATTTTCTCTATCTTGATATTGATGAAACAATGGGAGTTAAGAGCGTTATAGGTATACCGTCTATTGAGGTTGAAAGGTTAGAAGGTGAAGATCCGACAAATCCGAATTATGTTCAGTTTCAGTGGAATTCTGGTGGTCTGACTTTTGAAAATTGGCAGATTGCACATTTTCGTATTTTAGGAAATGATAAGTATGCGCCATATGGAACATCAGTTCTTGAAGCCGCACGTCGTATCTTTAGGCAACTTTCAATGCTTGAAGATGCTGTTATTGCTTATCGTGTTGTTCGTTCCCCAGAGCGACGTATTTTTTATATTGATGTCGGGGGGATTCCCGAAAAAGAAATCGAACAACACATGCAGCGTATTGTTACTCAAATGAAGAGGAATCAAGTTATTGACTCATCAACAGGGAGAGTTGACTTACGTTATAACGCCATGAGTGTTTACGAGGACTATTTTAGCCCTGTTCGAGGCGGCGCGTCGAATACAAGAGTTGATTCACTTCCTGGTGGAACTTACACTGGTGATGTTGATGATGTAAAACTTTTTAGAGATAAATTGTTTTCTGCTTTGAAGATTCCCCCGTCATATCTTACACAAGCAGAAGAGGGTGGTGATGAAAAAACTACATTAGCCCAAAAGGATGTTCGATTTGCTCGTACAATCCAAAGACTACAAAGAAGTGTAATTGCGGAATTAGAAAAGATTGCAGTTATTCACCTTTATACTCTCGGTTATAAAGGGAAAGATCTTCTTTCTTTTAAGTTGCATTTAAACAGTCCATCTAAAATTGCTGAACTGCAAGAACTTGAGCATTGGCGCACAAAGTTTGAAATTGCTGGTGCGGCAACCGAGGGGTATTTTAGTAAGCGTTGGGTTGCAAAAAATCTTCTAAATCTTTCAGACGAAGAAGTTATTCGTAATCAAAGAGAGATGTTCTATGATAGAAAAATGGAAGTTACTCTCGATAAGATTGTCGAAGGTGAACCTGGTGATGAAGGAATTCCTGGAGGTTTGGGTGATGAATTTGGTTTAGGTGATGAGGGTGGTGACCTTGCAGATGAGTTAGAGTTGGATACTGAAGAAGAGCCAGAAGGTGAACCAGAAGAAGAAGAGACCCTTCTCGCAGAACCGGGAAAAAGAAACGACATGAAATGGAGAAGCCAGAATCCAAAGCCACATCTTACAAAGGGATCTAAAGGTAAAAAGTATACACGGAAAAAGCATGATCGACGTGAAGTACCAAGGCGAAAAGGGATGCTCGCCGCAGTTAATTCAGAAAAATCATCGAATACTACCAGAAATGTGTTCCCTGGTTTATCCGATATGAAGCAAGTTTGGAAAGGTCTTGAAGAAGAAGTAGACACTAATTATACATTAGATCGTGAAAGCGAAATAAAGATATTAGAAAACAATATTGAAATTAAAAAGATTATTGAGAATTTAGACAAGAAACAGGAAAAGAAAGATGGCAAAGTTCAAGCATAACAAAAAGCATAACACAGGTTTTCTTTATGAAACTATGATTTTGGAACTCACGAAAGCGATCCTGAATAAGGATATTAAAATGCGTAATGAGATAGTTTCCAAATTGAAAGAAACTTTTAAGTATGGTTCTCATCTTCATCGGGATCTAAAACTTTACCACTCTATTACCAAAACAAGAGAAATCAATCCTCATGTTGCGGACAAGATTATTTCTGAAGTCAAGCAGACAAGAGAGAAGATTGATCAAAAACAGTTATTAAAAGAGCAGAATAATTTAACAAGATATATTAAAAAAAATCTTGGTGAAAAAGCCTTATCAAACTTTGTTCCCAACTATAAACTTTTAGCCACAATATCACAAATTTTCAATCATAAGATCCCAGTAAAAACAAGAATAATTTTAGAAAATGAATTAGTTGGTCACATGTCGACTTCTATCGATAACAAAGACAGTAAAATGGTTCCAATTGATAACATTATTTATAAAACATTTTCTAAAAAGTTTAATCAATCGTATGGCGAGGCGTTGCTCAACGAGCAAAAGGTTTTGCTTTCTAAATTCGCTTCAAGTTTTTCCGATAATGGTTTAGAATTGAAAACATATCTCAACGAAGAAGTTGCTCGCCTAAAGGAAGAATTAAAAAATTCTTTATCCTCTAAAGAGTTAGTGGAAGATGATGATATGAAAAATAATGCTAAAGAGGTCATAGATCTTTTGGAATCTTTTAGTAAAATGCAGCCGGATAGAAATATGGTTCAGCAAGTTCTAAAAATACAATCTTTGATACAGGAAATCAAGAAAGATGCCTCCAATTAAAATAAAAGTAACTCCTAAAGCAAATCTTGATAAAGAGAATGCAAAGGAAGAACAAAAAGTTTCAATTACCCTTGAAGCGAGAAAAACGATTGATGGTAAGATCATGATTATGGATCATCGTGATATTGATATCGTGATTGATACTGTTAAAAAACAAATCATAACATTTCCTAAAAATGAAATGAGCGATGAGGTTTATCAAACACAAAACGATTATTTTGATTATCTATCTAAAAAAGGGGTTGTTGAAAGAAATTCTGTTCAAGGCGGGGATGTATATGCAAGTATTCAGGGAAAATATCCAGATACAATAGATGAAAATGTTAGTGCCGCACAACTTGTCTTGCTAAATACTTATCATTTTATCGAATCAGAGCGTCCTCGCTTTGAGGCAGAAGAATTTTATGAAGATCAGATCGATGATCACTATACAGACCCTGATGAAGAAGACACTACTGAATTAGGTGAAGTTCCTGAAGAGCCAAGAAAGGGTCACATCGATCCATATGTTACAGGAAGGTATCGACGAACGTTCGGACCATATTAATGGATTTCCTATATTTTATCCTAACTTCGTTTGGGATGACACAAATTTTAGTATATGGCAAGGTCTTTGATAAGATAAGACCAAAGCATTATTTTTTTCATTGCCCGATGTGTGTAGGTTTCCATGTCGGTTGGATTTTATGGTCCCTAAACACATACACAAAACTATTTACATTTGATTATTCTTTAATCACCGGCTTTGCATTAGCTTGTATTAGTTCGGCAACATCATATGTATTGAATATGGTGTTTGGGGATGAAGGAATAAATATAAAAATTGGGAGTGATAGTTGATGTTTAAAAGACGAAGAATTCGAAGAGTTCGACGATGCAAGAGCGGTTGCATAATCACGCGGGTAGCGCCCGCATTTTGAAAGGAAAATAAATGTCTGAAGAAAACAAAGAAAACGAATTAGAATTGCCCTCTGAAAATGAAGTAATGGACACTTCATTTGATTTTGATGCCGATGATTTTGGATTTATCGAGCACTTTGGAGAGGAGGTGTCTCTTTCGCATGATGATCAGCTTCCAGAAAATGAAGCAGTTTCAGCACTTAACTGTGCTTTTATCGGCGTTGGCGGTGGTGGCGGTAAACTTGCCAAAGCATTTTTAGATTTAGGGTTCAACAAAACCCTTCTTATCAATACAACAGAAAAAGATCAACCTGATGGTGTTGATGAAAAGCATCTTATTCTTATCCCAGATGCTGATGGTGTTGCAAAGAATGTAGAATATGGTAAAAGAGTATTCGGTGAAGCGTCTGCTGTTGTTGAAGATGCAATCCGAACAAAACTTGGAAAAGTTGATTGGATCTTTGTTTGTGCTGGTGGTGGCGGTGGAACTGGTTCCTCTTGCGTTGCTTTGCACGAAGTATTTGAGCGATATCTAAACTCTGTCCAAGGTGCTGGTAAAGTAATGTATATTGTTTCTTGGCCTAATGCACAAGAATCACTCAACTCAACAATCGCAAGAAACGCTTTATCTTTAGCAAATGATGTTGCACCACACCCACATATCTTGATTGATAATGAGCGGCAACTACAACTGCTACGAGGTAAAGTGGGTATTATGAATATGTATCCAGTTGCAAACTCAACATTTGCTAAACTGTTTCACCAAGTTCTAAAACTCGCATCAGAAAAATCTTTTGTTCAAACTTTTGATTCAAAAGACCTTGAAAGATGTTTAGAGTCAAATGGGCGTACATTCCTTGGCTCTACAATGATTGCTAATCCTGCTGATCCAAAGTTGGGTGCTGCAATTTTTCAAAACTGTATTAAGAGGTCACCTTGCCCAATGCCAAAAGGAAAAGCAGTGACCGGAACAATGTTACTAATTATTTCAACACAGATGGCAACAGATCCAGAGATTAGCAAGCATTTAGATGCTGCTGTGTCTTATGTTGGTGGGAGATGCGAAACGCTTTTTTCAGGGATTTATGTGAAAGATAACATCCCTGGACTTATCGCTGTTCTATCAATGAATGGGATCGACGGGAGATAAACAAAATGAAACTAACAAAGTCACAACTAAAAAAGATTATTAAGGAAGAGATTGAACTCCTCGAAGAGGGCGAGA